ATTATATATATAATACAAAAATAATAGGATAAAACTTGAAAAGCAACTTTTTTGTAAACTTTTTTTATTTTTTTTTGAAATTAACCAAATTGAGGGTTAGGTGTTAACTTATTTTCGTTTCTATTTCCAGCAAGTCTTTGCGCTATCATTGATACTAATTTTTCTTGTGTTTCTGGGTTATTAAGGTTTTCTGTACCATTACCTTCAAATCTAATAGTTCCGCTGATATCACCAAATTTATGGTTAACTTCTGATGAACTACCCTTACCAAAATGTTTATCAGCAACTTTACTTAATTGGTTTTCAGATGTTGATGCCATCATAACATCATTAACTTGCATGAATTTATCTCTAGGATTAAATTCTATTATTGCATCATTAGCTGGTACTGTTTTTGCTTGTGGAATCATTGCTTGCGGTCCTCTTCCATTATTACCAGTATCAGAGTTTTTACCAAATTCATTATAAAGACCGTATAAAGCACCTAAACCACCACCAACTAAACCACCTAATGGACCAAGAAGCATACCTAATGAAGCACCTGTTAAAGCTGAACTACCAATACCTAAAGCTTTACCAGCACCACTATTATAAAATTCTTCATTTTCACTACCTCTAAGATAATCCGCTCCCATACCAGCTAAACCAAGACCCATACCACCAACAAGTGAACCCATGCTACCAGCTGCAAATCTAGAACCACCACCAGCTAATTTAGCTAATCTCTTATTACCACCAAACCTATTTAATGTAGCAGCTTCTCTACTCATTCTAGAACCGCCTAAACCCATAAATCCAGTACCACTAGAAGCAGCACCACCAGCACCTCCAGAACCACCTCCGAAGCCACCACCCATATTAAATCCCGTTCTAAGTAATCTACCAGTAGCTATCCAAGACGCAGCTTTAAATATCCCAATACCTAAAAGTGATTTAATAGGGTTTTCTATAATAAATTTACCGATACTACCAGCTAATTTAGCAGCCCCACTAGCAAATACTCTTAATTTATCATAAAACTTTTCTTTATCCCATTTTGCTTGTAATTCTTGTAATGGTTTACCTAAAAATTCTTTTAAGTCTTTAGCTACAGGAACTAATACTTGCTTAAGTGTCATTGTCAAGTCTGTAATAACTTCTTCAAATGTTCTTGCAGCTTTAGCCCTTTTTTCAAGTGTTTCTTTTTCATTTCTAATTGAATCTAATTGACTTGCTTCTAAATTTTTAACTAATTCGTCTTTACCATCAATATTAATATAAAACTCACCATTTTTTAATTCAGATACACTTGAAATAAATTCTTTATCTTTATCTTCAAAGTTTATTGGTGTTATTGAACCTATACTTTCGATTTTCTTTTGTGCAACAGCCATTTTCTGAAGCTCTTCAACGCTAATACCTGTCATCTTAGATATTTCTCTCATTCTATCTCTTGCAAGACCCCCCATAACCTCGAAAGAACCCGTCTCCTTGTTGAACTCAACAAATTCAGAGGTAGCCTTACCAATATCCTTAGCGAAGCCTTCCATGTCATTTCTAGCCTTAAACATAAGTGTCATAGGGTCACCTAGTTTTGCGAACTCTCCACCCATTACAGATAACTGTGCTGCCATTTCTATCGCACCCTCTGGTCTAAACACCTTATCGGCTAGACTAGCTATACCATCCATGTCTAATTTAAGTCTAAGAGCATCAGATGACATTTTACCTAATGCCTTAACACCACCCTTAAAATTATATTTTTGAGCTAATTTAAGATTCTTTTGTAACGCTTGTGAAGCTGCGGCACCATTAACACCCATTTCACCAGCTATGTCCATAGTATCCTCAACCATCTTAGCACTAGCTTCAGCACCAACACCAAAATTATCCATAGCTGAAGCCATACCTATAGCAAACTGTTCACCAAGACCAGTACCTTCAGCCATTCCAGCCATAGCCTTAAGACCACCTTCCGTAAGTCTTACACTTCTACCAATTTCTTTACTATAACCACCTTGTAATATTGCTAACTTTTTCAAGTTAACACCCATCATTGTGGTACTATCGGCTGCGGAATATAAATTTTTAGAGAAAGAATCAAATTGAGAACTACCAAGAGCCATACTTCTTGATGCGTTACGGATTTCTTTATCCATATCAAACACACCATAAGACCTAAGTTTATCCCAACCCCATTTTTTAACAAAGTTACCAGTAGAATTAGCTATTGACTTAAGCTTATTAGCCTCTTTAACTGATTCTTTTAAATTTTTAAGAGCCTCTTTATGTTCTTTGTTTTGTTGATTTAAGTAACCAATTCTAGATTTTATATATGGTTCCTGTTCTTGTAAGACAGCTAAAGTCTTTTTTTCTTGGTCGGTTAGTTTTGAGGCTTCTTTTTTTCTTAATTTAGTTAAATTCTCTAATTGTTTTTGACTAGTATTAATTTGTTTTTGAGTATTAATTATATCCTTCTCTACTTCATTAATCTTCTTAGTAGCCTCATACCATTTACCAATACCCTTCTCAACTTCTTGAGAACCCTTACGAACATCAGCTAAGTTTCTTTTAAACTTATCAAATTCGTCATTAAAATCTTTAAAATTATCAGCCATTAGAACTTATACTTAAATTAATCTTACTTTTTTTCTTTATTTTTATTCTTACTAGATTTAACTATTTTAATCTTACCTTCACCAATATCTACCAACTTTTTACCCTTATATGGTTTTCCTTTTAAAATGACTTCATATATTTTAAAATTATCATTATCTTGTAATTCCTTTAATATGTCTATTCTGTATTTAAAACTACCACTAGTTCTTTTATCTTTAAAGTTAGTTGCTAGGTTAGGATAAATATCACCAGAACCTCTTTTTTTAATAATTGTGTAATATTTTCTACCTTCTTTCATAGGTACATCTTTAGTGTCACTATCCGTAACTCTAAACTGAGTAAACTCAATCATTTTCTGCTCACCAGTCTTAAAATCCTTTAATAACTTTGAATTTCTTTCAGCCGATTTAATCCATCCACCTAATTTCTCATCAGCTGGTATAATACCTCTCTCTTTAGCAACACCTATAAATTCTAAAAATGCGTTAGGTTTTCTCCAAAGAGCATTCCTAAGGATTTTATCATCTTTCATGAATTCTTTAAACTGAGTTTCTATTTCATCATCAGACAAACCACTAAACTCATCTTCTTCAGAATCTATTTGACTCTTAATATCTGATGATATGTAATTATCTATAGCATAAATTATAAAATCTTCTGACTTAGATTTAACATTACCACCATCTTCAGCACCACCAACATACTTTTTCATTTTTATATCAGCGTAATCGGGTTTGAATATAACTTTACCAGTTTTATCATCCTTAACTTCTTTAACCTTTAAATCTATATTTTTAGGGTCTAATTTAAATTCTATTTCATTACCAACTAATTCTTTATATCTATCAGCTTCTTCACTTCCGTAAGCACTATCAATCTCCCAAGAAACACTACTTGAAGCTTTACTAGTGACAATTAGATTTAATTGCCCACCACCCTTAAACTCAAATACATAAGTATCATCTAATTTAGACTCTCTAATAGTGTTTAATAAATCATTTACAGCATCAGTTCTAGTATCTTCTTCAGTTGGTTCTGAATTATCTATATTATCTTGTCCAGGCTCTTCAATTGCACCAGTATCAACATTAACATTAAATTTAGGGTTTAAATTAGAATCTAAATTACAATTTAAATCAGTACCAGCACCTTCAAAAACTTTAAAATCTTTAATTTTATTATTTTTTTGTTTCCAGTTTTTAATGTCTGATTTAATAGATTTTATAGAACTAGTATCCTTTATATTCTTATGTTGTTCAATATCTGCTGATAATTTACCATCACCTTGTAAACTAGAAGCAGTTAAGAACCAGAATTCATTCTTATGAACACCATCATTACAATTAATCATTAGTATTTGACCACTAAAAGCATCAATAACTTTGAAATGTAATTCACTACCACCCAATGTAGTAACCATTATAGCATCACCAGCTTTGATTTTTCTAATAGCGTTAGACATATTCTGCTCTAATACCAATCTATTATACTGTGATTCAGTAATAATCAATTTATTTTTAGGTTTTTTAATAAACCTATTATATTGTGATTCAGTAATAACTAATTTCATAGATATATCTTTTTATAATAAATATCTAAAAGATAAAAAAATACCCAACTAATTTAATTAGTTAGGTATTTGTCCACTCTTTAATTTAGATTTTAATTGTTCACCACCAATTTTTGTGGTTCTAGAACCCTTAGCATTTTTATTCCTAGCACTCTGCATTTGCTCTTCCATCATTTCATTTTTCTTATTATTCTCATTAATAAGTGTTAATAAGAAAAACTTCCTTTCATGGGTTGGTGCTGATAAAACATCTTGATAAGTCATACCTAAATGTTTTATACAAATATATATTTCCTCTAATAATCCTGGTTTATATTCTGGAGTCAGGCCAAAAAAACCTTGGCGTAATGGGAAGAAACATATTTATGGACCCACCTCCAGGAGTCCTTACATCGATATTCATATCGATACCACATTCTATTTTAGATATATAATTTCTTAAACCTTGAGCATCACCTACCCTCATAGAATTTGCGAACTCTTTTATGTACGCTATGTCTTTATTACCATCAATCTCAACTAACTGTCTTTCCAAAATAAGAGTTTGTTCCTGATTAATTGGATTATCTTTACTTTTCTCCACTATCTCTTCAAGATTTTCTAATTCACCAACAGTAAGCATTTTAAACCTAACAGTTTTTTTACTTAATGGTAAATCATAACTGAAAAAACCATCAGACTCTGGTTCAACACTTAAATTAACCGTTTTAAGGTCAGATAAGTTAACTTCAGTCTCGAAAGGTTCGTCATTTTCATCATAGGCTAATATTGGGTACATTTCACCATACCCTGTAGCTCTAAGCCAAATCATGATTGCATTTCTATCACCAGGCACTAAATCTTTATACCTTAAATTTGATTCAAGTAATTTTCTATTAATAAGAATTTCTAAAAACTCACCACTTTCAACTAAGTTTGGTGATGTAAGAATATTTTCATCAGCCGTAGTTAAATAAGCAACCTTAACAGCTTTCTTTTTATTATTATATAATTTACCTTCTGAAGGTAATGGAATCACATCAAATGGTTGATTAAATTGTGGTTGACTAATAGCCTCAATATAAGTATCATCACTACTATTATTAGGGTTTTCATTAGAATTACCAGAATTATTATTATTATTATTATTACCTGTTGGTGGTGGAGGTGTTGGTGGTGTTGGTGGAGGTGTTGGGTTAGATGTTCTTCTATCCTTCTTCTCTTCTAATTGTTTAGCTCTTTTTTCATCAATTTGTTTAGCAATATTTTCTTGTTTCTTTAATTGCTCATCTCTTTTTCTAATCAATTCCTCATTATTTCTTCTCATTTCAGCAGCAGACTCTAATTCTTTCTGAGAACCATAGTTTAGCTCAACATCATTTTCACTAGCTATTTGATTAGCTATTTGTTCACCAGTATCATTAGCCTCAGCTATTTGTTCTTTTGTTGGAAAAACATTAGGTTTTACATCACTCATAATTAAAACGTTTTAATAAAATTTTATATTTTAAATTTACTTAATAAATATCATAAGTAAAGTTTTTTAGTTGATTTTTTAATAATATTATATTATATTTGATTTAATATTAAAATTAATAATTATGGAAAAAAACGATATTAAAAAAGAATTATACAAACAAAAACCTAAAGCATATTTAGATTTTATAAGGTTAGGTGTTGCGTATTATAAAACAAATATTATGTTTGAAAATAAAGAACATAACATCAGATTTGAGGTACCTGTGAATGATATGGGTGAAGCGGATTTTCACTATGAGATGGACGCTAAATTACTAATTAGGTATATAAATAAATAAAAAAAAAGACCACTTAATTGAGGCCTTTTTAATATATTTAAGTATTTTAGTTTTAAAATTTAGAATAATAAAATCGCTCTATCAAATCTTAAATCAGCTGTGATATCAGCGATAGCATCATCATCCATTGATAAGTCACCAAAGTTAACGTTAGTCAACATAGTCCCTTGTAATAACCACTTTTCAATAACAACACCTGTAGGGTCAAGCATTTCTAAATCAATATCTTTTTTGTAACCAGCAGCATAACCTTGCCTACCAGTAATTGATTCTGATTGTAAACGTACCCACTCCATAATAGCTTGTGCAGCCGAAGGACCAATAGGGTCTCTAAATGTAACTGAAATTGATTCCCAAGTAAATCTACCGATTACCCAAGTAGATGTGTTAAGAAATGGAATTTCCACTTCATTTTGTGTGATTGATGGTCTAGAAGCTGACGCTAACCACCATTCTTGAATACCTAATTCAGCTGGAAATCTTAAAAGCCATCTATTCTTTTTCTTTGGTTCGTACTGAAAAGGCATTTTCATCAATAAATCCGCCATAGTTTATAATTTTTTTGTTTTTTTTATTATTCTTTATTTATAAATATGTGACTAACTATTTTTTTATATGTTTATCACAATTTTATACTTATTTATTTTAAATATTAAGACTCAATTAAGAGTCCTAACATTTAAATATTATATCGATTAAATATCATCGAAACTTGCACCAGTGTTCATAATGTTAAATTCAACACAAATGAACTCTAAAGCTCTTGTTGGTTTCAAGAATATTCTACCATTTAATTCGTTTCTATCTCTAGATTCTGGAGAATCATCAAGAACCACTCTAAAGTCTGTAAGACCTCTATCAGCTCTAATGTTATCTAATATTGGATTAACAAGCCCTAAGAATTGGTTTCTTACAATATCATCATTTTGTTCAAATAACAACCTGATTGATACAGCAGAAATTAATTTTCTAGCTTGTAATAATAATCTTCTAACATTAATTCTGTTAAGAGCAGTATCTTTAACTTGAAGCGTCTTGTTACCCCAAATCTTAATACCTTCTGAAGCGAAAGTAGCGATTGGATTAACTCTACCATCATAAAGAGTATCTCTTTCTGCAAGTGTTAATTTCTTTCTTGCCTTAATAGCTTGAACATCACCTCTGTTTACACCAGCAACCGCGAACCATGGGAATGAAATATTATCTGTAAGTGCAATGTTTCTTACAACATCTCTTGTAGATGGAACGTAAATGTAAACATTGTTTTCAGCATCATTAATCTGAATCCAAGGCCAGTAAGTAGCTGTATAGTTAGAGTCGTATTGACTATCTAATTGGTCAACAACATCCTCTGGTAATAAAACATCACCAGAAGCATCTGTATCTGGAGTAGTTACGATATAAAGTGAATCTGCTCTATCTTGTTCTACCATCTCAATAGCTTCTTCTACTAAGTTAGTATTATCAAATGTATCGATACCTGGTGTAGAGAATATATTAACATTTGTAGCTTCTGGATTTTTGAATGTCCAAATTCCTTCTAAATATGCGTAGTAATCTGAGTTAATACCAGTATCACCATTTGTTAATGCTCTTTGTGTGAATACATCACTAACTAAACCAGATTGACCAGCAGTACCATTTATAATATATTTATCTCTATTGGTTCTTCTAGTTCTATGTACATCCCATCCATCAAAACCACCATATGGTGCGAATGTGAATTTTCTAGCATATACTTTTTCGTAGTCAGTACCAACAACACCAGTATCATTTCTAAATTCAGCGTTACCTGTATCAAATTCGTAAACTGGACTGTAAGTACCACCAGTATTATTAATTACTATATCAACATTATCGATAGTTGCACCTGTAGCATCAATATCCATATGGAAACCTTTAGTAAGACCAGTCCACATATTTAATTCACCTTGAGGTATACCTTTATAGTCAAAGAAATCTTGGTCAATACCCTTAGTTTCAGAAAGACCTAAATAAAATTTTCTTTTATTTTCAAAAGTACCATAAGTTTGTTTATACTCGATTGTTGGTGTTTGAATTGAAGTATTACCATTAGTTTGATAATCTCTAACTGGGAATCCTAAGAAACCACTTGGAAAAGCATCTGACGTATCAGAATCTTCTTCTAATTCAACTAGTATATAAGCTGAACGTGAAGCAAACTCACCATCAAGAGTACCAACCCTCTTAGCAATATAGTTGTTAGATGTTGGGTCCATACTACATCTTGTAAATCTTTCAAATACTACAGGTTTAGCGTCTGTATCATCATAAGCTCTAACTTCAATATCAAATTCTTTATCATCTAATCTAATATTTTTAATAGAGATTTTAAATTGTTTATTTGCAGTATCACCATCAGATATCGTATGAAGTCTGAAAAGTCTTAATACTTTATTACCTCTTAATTCAGAAACAACCCACGGAGTAACCGCTGCTTGATATTCTTCTAAATAATCATTAAAGTCATCACTATAATTAATTAATGAATTAATATTAACACCTCTAACTTGGTCATTATTAATATAATCTTCTAACATATTACTGAATAGTTCTTCAACAAATAATGCTGACTGACCATCTTGAGCCGCTCTACCTAATACTCTAGTAATATAATTATTTTTAGTCTTATCAAGTGATAATGAGTATGATAAATTACCTTGTGTTGTAGAATTACCAGTAATTGTGAAATTACCTAACACATTAGCCTCAGCAGATGTAACTGACGGGTCAAACCCTACATCAGTAGAACCTGTAATTTGAGGTCTAACTATTTCATCTGCATCAACAGTCGCTCTACTTCTTAATAAAGCTACAACTTTATCCTCAACGTTTGAATATCCAGTTCCAGAGTAATGAACGGTAACACCAGAAGTTGTACCTGTCTGAAAAGAACCAAAAAGTCCTTCATCAGTCACTTTATGATTAATACTAGCACCAGCAAATACACTACCAACTTTATCGAAAACAGGTCCAATAAGTGTTGGTGTAGCAGCTGTTGCAGCTGTTGCTAAATACGCTAATTGGTTTGTCAATAAACCATTATCCCATAATGTTTGTACAACAGGGTCAGTAGAAACAACAGTAGTAAGAGTACCACTATCAGCAGTATACGAAATTAAACTAGCAGATGTAATACCACTACCAGTTGTACCAGTAGTAGAACCATCTAAAGCCGCATCAAGTGTAATACCCCAAGCTAACCCAGCGTCATAACCAGAAAAACCAAGTACCCTTGTTACGAATAATTGATTAGATTGTGATAAATACGATTTAGCAATATAAGGTAACTCATACTTAGGTGCACCCGTATCTTTTATTTTTGTTGCGTTAAGTCCACCGAAAAACGATGTGAACTCATCATAGTTTGACACGAATATTGGTTGGAAAGCTGGACCCTTAGTTGTTTCACCAACTAATCCCAACGTTGTTACCCCAACTTGTCGTGTTACGAAAGTTAAGTCCTTTTCTGAAGTATATACTCCAGGACTTACAAATACCTTATCAGCCATTCTTTACTTATTTTTAAAATTTATTATTTTCAGTTATTTAATAATAAATATGCTGTAAAAAACCAAAAGAATTTATATGGTCTTAAAAAGACCATATTTGATAAGCTTTTTTTCTTACTTTTATCATACTTATATATAAACACTATATATTATGTCTATAAAACGTACAAAAAACCTTAAAATCACACCAAACACGCATAAGGTACTTAAAGAGTATTGTCAGGAGAATGGTCTTAAGATGTTCGCTTACATCGAAAAACTAATCAAGGAATCATGTAAAAAACCAACTGACATTTATGGTGAGTAATTTTAATTTTTATTAATCTAACCTTATATTTATATATATGTCAGACAAACTCAAACAACTAGAAATTAAAAAATTACTAACTGAGTATTCATTTCTATTAAGTGATGATGAATATAAAAAAGAAATCATAAATGAAAATTCACCAAAGTTTATGGAGTCCTTATCTAATAAAACTGGTGATAAGGATAGTAAGTCAGCTAAAAAGAA